GCTTGGAGAGCCAACTGTTGTTGAACTTGTTGCATCTCTTGGGCTTGTGGGTCAGGTTTACTCATCTGATCCAAAGCACCAATCAACTCATATCTGTTTGTCAAACTAGAATTGTTCAAGATACCTTTAAGGATCAAAGGAAGAACAGGAGTGTTAGGGCCAAGAGTCTGTAAGAGTCCAATGAACTGTTGCTGTTCATACTCTCTCGCAATAATACCCAAGGTAGCAGTAGGCATGAACTTCATGTCTACAGAAGGATATCTCTCAGGGTCAAACTGCATATACCTGAAAGCCGCTTTCTGAATAAACGGAATCAAGAAGTCTTCTTGGAAGTTCACCAAGGTACGCTTGTATTTCTTGATAATCGTAGCAACCGCCATGCTCATACCCGCACCATCACGATTACCTTGACTAACCATCCCTTGACTGTCCAAAGTACCTGTAGCCTGAAGGAGCATACGCTCGAACTCTTTAGCAGTATTTAGGTTATTCAGACTGGTCTCACCGAACTTGAACGGATAGAGAATCTCTGCGGGATTACCATTGACCATAAAGGCTTTGCCTGGCTTTACCTCAAATCTAGCACCTCTAGGCAGTCTAGTGGCATCCATGCCCATCATAGGACTTGTAGTCAATGCTAAAGAGTCCAAATGTGAACGAACTTGGGCATCAATAGCCTTTTGCATATTGTAGGATTTCTCTACAGTACCTCTACCCAAGAGTCGATTAGGAACTGTATCGTCTTGGTAGGCCAGAACAGGACGATCCTTCATCATGTATGGGTTTTCTTCTGCTTTGAGAAGGAGTCCATCATTGGCAATCACAACAATTGCCTCAACCATGTCGGTATAGTCCTCTGCCGCTGAGTCATCAGGGAACAACTCTTCGACTTCTACGTCTTTTTCCATCAGATATTCACGAGGAACTAGACCATAGTACGTCAATAAACGCACTTTTTCATCACGATATTGGCTAAGTTCTTGTGTTGGCTCTAAATCTGTGTCTTCATAGGTAGGAGTGATATCTACCTTGCGATAGATACCTTTCTCAATGCCTTCTACGATCTTGTGGATGCCAACATACTTCTCAATTGCCACACCCATACAGTCGTCTACGCTTGTACCATTAGGGTCAAACAAGAAGTTCTTGGGGTTTACAGGCATGATTTTTACAGCAATGCGTGTCTTTTCTACAACACCTATGGCTGCTTGACCAGTTTGACCAGGAATTGACTGAGTAGCGGGTTCAAAGACCTTTTCTGTCTTAACAACTATCTCACCAATGCCAGTTCCGTAGATTTCTGCCATCAATTCAATTTGATCAATGGCTTTACGAATTTTGTCTTGTTTGAAATCCTCCATCAGTTGAGCTTTAAGCATCTCAACGTCTAAAGGATTCCCATCTATGTCTTTAAGGTCATCTTCAATGTCAAAGAACTCACCTTGACCAAAGATAGCCTCCATGATCTCAGCGTGACGAGTCTCTACGGCTTGTTGGGTAGCGGGAGTAACGATTCTAGAGCGTTCAGAATCACGAGTTTTGTCCTCTGCCGCCCATTCACCACGGAAAATACGCTCGTATTCTAGGTAGTCATCCAAGAAATTGACGTTACGATAGTCTCGCCATCTATCACAATGATCAATAACAAAGGCTGTTAGTTCCTTGTCATTCTCTGTTGGCTCATCAAACTCGTTTTGATCCATGATAGTCCTTATACACCAGATATTACATCCATCGGTTGCCAGTCTTCAGCATCAGAGTCATCAAAATAACTGGTGACTGCTAACTGGTCAATGTATGACAAGGCATCTGGTAAGTCATCATGGACACCTTGCGATGGAAACATAAGAAGTTGGTCAACAAATGTATCCCACTCTTCCTCGCTGTTCAGGATAATTCTCCCATGCTCGAACCTTCCTTGCAACGACCAAATGATTCTATCCGCTTTTTTCCTATTTCCATGCGTCAAATCAACGATGTGACTATACACGTTATTTTTCCGCATCAAATCACTCAAATACGGCAAAACAGCATTCTTCAATGCCCCCTTCTCAATCCCAATACTCAAAGGTCTGTAATCCCTCATCTTCATCAGAATCTTAGCGGCAGTCTCCCGAATATCCCATCTCCCGTGTTCTATCTCCTTGACGTACCACTTACCATCATCCGTCACCTTCACAACAGCAATAGCAGACTCATCCAACCTCTTCTTAGAGTTAGCCGCCTGTTTGGCAACCTCCTCAAACCCCGCTAAGTCCACCGCTACGAAGTAACTCCCATGTTCAGGAATCTCCCCATATTTGACCCATTCCTCCTTAAAGACATCAGCACCCGCATTGGAGAACGAGGCTAAATACTCTTGTTTGAAAGCAAAGCTACTCAGGGTCTTCTTGGCACTCTCTATCTCTTTAGGGTCTATCAAAGGGTTATCTTGAGTTGTAAAGTGCCATGACTTCCAATCCTCATCCTCTCCAGACTCCCCCAACTTAAAGGTATCGTGAAACCAGTTCCTACCTTTAGGAGTCCCAATAAACAAGGCTCTACCCTTCTTGTCTGACAAAGAAGCCCGTATGACCTGTTCCCAAGCCTCTGGTTTGATGTCTGCTACCTCGTCTAGTACAGCATAGGTCAAAGACACTCCACGAAGCGTATCAGGTCTATCAGCACCACGAACATAGATTCTTGCTCCGTTTATCAGGGTAATGTCTAGGTTATTTACATGGGAATTCTGGATTACTTCCCTACCAAGGTCTAGCAGTAAGTCCCAGATAATCTGCCTAGACTGTCCCATCGTAGGACTAACGTAGAGAACCGCAGAGCCTTGTGGACACTTGAGTCCTTCAATCAATAGGGTAACTGCCGCCATACGAGACTTACCGCATCTACGCCCAGCAGCCACAACCTTGAACCTAGTTTTATCAGCAAAGACTGTCTGTTGCCAAGGAAGGAGAGAAAAGTTCAGATCAGCCATACTTAGCCTCTACATCTTCAGGTTGTTCATCAATAATGGTAGGTTCTTGTCCTAATCCAGTGATGTTAATCGTCACAGCACTCCTCTGACTCTTATCCTTCTCAAACAAAGAAACAGGTAGAGTCCTATCAAGACACATCTTTAAAGCCACCAATTGATGTGGATGGTCATCATTAAGCGCTATCTCTATTACCTTCTGAGCAACATCCTTACCTCCCGACCTAATCATTAACTCCTTCAACTCCTTGAGCCTCTGATGATCAGTCTTAGGCAATACCATAGGAGGGTTATCAGCAAACCTCTGTATGGTCATCTTCACACTTCCCTTGGGTCTTCCTCTTCCTCTTTTTTCCATTGGTTCTCCTTGGAATTGTCAATTTAGCTTTTTCAGAATGGGGGATGTTCCATCAATATCTCCACACACCACACCTACCCTCCCCCCCCCATCACCTCACCCTTACACGTTTACCCTCATAGGGTTTCTACCTACTCGTTTACCCTACTGTGTTTCCATACAGCTTAGGGTTTACCCTTAGTATCAAATGTCCTATTGTTCTAATGTCCTATGAATGGGACAGATGCACCTTTTTAGGGATACTTAAATGTTCTATTGTTTACCCTTATTGTTCTATCTATTAGTGTTTACCCTACCTCAACTGCTGACTTCTCTAAGTTGGGGTTGTCTGTTGTTGCGTGACCTATATTTAAAAAACTCAATTCCATATCTGGTCTGAACCCTTGATTGTGAGCGTAACTGTATAGATCAAGCACATTTTCAAAACCTCGGCAAATATTGCCTTTACCCGCCGATAACAAGATCATCCTTTGAGGGTCTGACAATGTTCTCTGAAAGTATCGGGTATTAGGCTTTGAGGGTCTTCCCATGATTTTTCCCTAAAAATTGAATTAATTAATTATTGCATACTTTAATTCTAATGGTAATCCCTATTAGGGAAATGGAGGGGTCTTATAAATCAACAACTTACGAGAGTTGGCACGATTCTATTATGCTATATATGTGAGAGGGTCAAAAAAACGCTCTCTCTTTTATCAACTTTTTACATAGGCGTAACTGATCATGACAAACACTAGAGAACAATGGCTCGCAAACGCAACTACAGAGCTTAGAAGCCTCTTTCAAGCCAATGGCGTTGACTTACCCTTAGAGGTTCGCTCAAGCTGTGGCTTCCCCTCAAAATCAGCCCTCTCGAATAAGAACCGCAGAATCGGAGAATGTTGGTCTGCTAGAGCATCAGCCGATAAACACGCTGAAATTTTCATTTCTCCCACGATCAGCGACAGCATGAGGGTTCTTGACATCTTGGCGCATGAGCTTGTCCATGCTTGTCACCCCAACGATGGACATGGGAAGCTGTTTAAACGCACTGCTACCGCCATTGGCTTAGAGGGCAAAATGACCGCCACTGTTGCGGGTGAGAAATTCAAGCTCTGGGCTTCGCCTGTTTTGGAAAGGCTTGGCATTTATCCTCATGCTGACTTGATCCCCTCAAACGCTCAAAAGAAACAGTCAACCAGAATGCTGAAATGTGTTTGCCGTGATTGCGGTTATACAGTAAGGGTTGCGGGTAAGTGGCTCAATGACATGGGTGCGCCTCATTGCCCAGATCACGGAGAGATGTCCATCTCTTAACAACTCAGAGGGAAGCTCGAAAGGGCTTTTCTGTGCGCTGTTGCACTATATCGAAAGGCTTTAATTATGTCAGCAATCACTAACCCAGTTCACATCGAACAAATGCGCCTCTTGACTTTGCGTCAAGCTCTCAAGCTCGAAATGATGGGCATGAAAAAGAGAGGCTCAAGTGCTTATGCCATCCTCAAGGGTGAGGGCTTCAAAGGAACTCGCCAACAGATATTTGACCAACTGTCAGAGCTTCGCACTCAGTGGCTCGGTGAGACTGTTTAAACAACTTCAAAGGCTTACAAATGAACACTAACAACCCAATTATTGCTTATCACTCAAAATCAGAATTAAGAGGATGGAATGAGGTCTGTCGCTATCCCTCAGACTGGGAGGGTTGGCACTCATTCGACAAAAGTATGATTCAAGAGCTTTTAAATAATGGCTCTCAAGTTGTGACCTGTGGGTGGAATATGTACCAACTTGTGAATGAGAGCGTTTAAACAGTTTCTCTTGAGCCAGTGTGACAGACTGGCTTTGGATGCACTGTTGCATTATTTTATAGGCGTAAATTATGAAACCCGATTATTCATTAGGCGATAAATTTGTTTATTCAGGCAATGACCTTTCAAAAGGCTCATTCGGTGGCTTTGCTTCGTGCTTGGGTGATGCAATGCTCAGAGCAGACAAAACCAATGCCTTGAGACTGTTTGAGGCTTTCCCTGAAATCTTTGAACTGGCTTGGGCTAACTCTACAGCCAATAAATACAAATCAACCATCAGAGAGAGCGTTTAAACATCATGCAAGACTTTAAAGAAAACCTTTACGACCTCTTAACTGCTGTTGGGTTGGGTCTTGTCCTGTGCTGTGGTTTGTTGGCTTATTTCGACATATTGACTTTTTAAAAGGTGTGAACATGAAAACAGAAAAGCTCGAAAATTTAACTTTTGCCAGTGGTGCTGAAGCTGTGGCGCATTACTACTCTCAAGGCTTTCAGACCTTCTATGACTTCGAGGGTGGACGACTCATGCGCCAAGGTGATGATGAGGTTTTGATCCGAAAACTAGGGTTTTTACTATGGGAGGCTTCTAGAATTCGGTTAATACTCCATTGAAGAAATTTCAACGGATAGGCTCACGGGTTGGGTCTATTCGGTGCAATGTCGCATCATTTCATAGGTGTTAATCATGAACAATCAAATCGCACAAACCATTTGCCAAGCGTTTGACCAACAACAATATTACTCAAAGTGTTTAAACACTGCGAGAGCCAATGCCCAAGCCATGCTATCAGGGCGGACTCACTATGTTGACGACTCGACCTTACGTTATTTCAACAGTCGCATTACTGGTGCTCAACCTTCATGCTTTGGGTTGTTCTATGTAATCACTGAATCGGTGGGAAAAGACAGCCGAAACGGTGCAAGAGGCTTTCGGACTGTTCTTTTTGACATCAATGGCAAGGTGGTCTATCGCCCTTCTCTTGAAGAATTAGAAAGCACATCGACCAAAGCTCAAAAAGCCTTTTATGAGTGGTATGAGATTTTTAACGAACATTCTTATTATCAGGAAGAACTCAAAGAAAAGGTTATCAAAACCAATCGCCAAGCTAATGATCTTGAAAAGTGTTTAAACGCATTGAATGAGGTAATCACAGCATGAGAAAGCCTCCAAGCGGGTTCAAAGCCCGATCATTTGATGAGCGAATCTGTGATCTCGACCATTTGCAATTCACGCACAAGAAACGAGCTAAACGAGGATTTTATTATTGGTCAGAGAAAAGCCCAGACCAAATATTGCACGAGTTTCATTTGTCAGATTATGCCAAATGCAGAACGTTTAAACAACTTAGGGTTCAATCATGAACAAACAAGACATTCAAACACTTGCAGAAAATGCTTTACATGAAGCCTGTAGACATATTCAGGACGAATTGGGCGTAACAGATGGTTTCAATGCCTCAATTTTCTTTAGTGGTGATCGTGAAGATGATATTTATCATATTTTACGTCAATACATAGAAGATGAGTTAATGATTAAACAATATAAAAGCGAAGAGGCGTAAAAAATGAGCTATTTATTAGGTATCGACTTTTATTATGACACGCCCAAACAAAGATTATCTATTGAAAGGATAATGAATAAATATAATGGTGAGCTAGATTGCGTTACAGACAAAAATGGCATTTTCTTATTTAAAGATAATGACTCAAGACAAAAAGCAGATCACGAGCTTTACAAAATTGGGATTATTTCCGATCCTGTGACAGACAGCGTTTAAACATATTGGACACAAAATGACACAATTACAAGCACTCACACAATGCCTAGTTTTGGCAATAACTGCATCAGACGACCACAAAGCTCAACGAGCAAGCGAATTAGCGGAACAAATAGCTAGAGGCTTATCAGTTGACCAAGTAGAAGACTGCAAGGCGCAAGCTCTTGAAATGGTGGAAGCATTATGACTTTCAGAACTTTTCTAATTGAGTTTTATCCATATCCTGATTGTGTTCATGCTGAATATGATGAAACAAGCGCAGAATCTTTAGAGGATGCGGTGGCAGAACTTAAAAAGTATCACCCAGAAGCTGAGATTTTGAACACCTACATACACACAGCGTGTTTAAACGATCTATGATTTATGCTTGCATCGCCTTAATTCTGCGAATACTTAGCGGGAAACGCTAAACTCTCAGACCCTCTCAGGAGGGTTTTTTTACGTCTATGCTACCCAACTATTCACCCATGCTAAAAAACGCCTAGAATGGGCTTTTATCGCTTTTGGTGGGCATATCCTCGCACAATCTGCGGATGGTTTCATTCAATGCGTCTATTTCATCCATTTTATTGATAGCCCAAGCCCTTCGTTGACCATGCCATCCCATCACTGGATTTCGGTGGCAATCTACACAAAGGGCAATGCAAGTGTATTGAAGCCCTTGTTTGTAGTGGTGGGCCTCGCTTGGTGGTGATGATTCACAGACTGAACATGGCAAAGACTTGACTCTTGCAAGGTGTAGCCTCTCCTTTGCGTTCAACTTGTTGTTCATTGGGTGGCTTTTACTTCCATTCGAGCAGAGTATTGTTCGGTTCTCCAAACTTCAATTCGGGCTTGAGCCGCTGTCATTAGCCATCGGTAACGCTCCTCGATTTCTACGGCCTCCCTGATGCCTTCTAGGATGCCAACATAATCCGCATGAGCATAGGCATAGGTTTCCTGTTTTCCTAGAACCTCAGTTCCAGCTTGTGACATCAGTTGTGCACGTTTTGATTTTCGATATTCATCTAAATATATCCGATCAGCTTTAGCCCTTGCATATAATGGCGCAGTATCTATTAAGTATTGAATGGCTTTTGTTGGCTCGTTCATGTTATCTCCGATAGTAATGCTCTAAAGGCTTCCAGTTTGGGTCTCGCCATCCATCTGATTCAATATCTTCTTCATATTCACTAAATTCACTCGGGAATTCGATTCCATCTTCATTGATTAACCTTATGTAACTACCTGTTGTTGCATTTTTAATTTGTACAGAATAAGGATCACAGTATTCATCTATCGCAAAATATAACTGGTCTTTATTTTCTACATAAGCAAAACCAATCCAACCATTTGGTTTGCCTTCGTGAATTACTCTAAAATAATATGCTGGCATAATTAACTCCTGTTATGTTATTTCAACTACTAAATTACCATTTGATTTAATATAATCTTTGGTTTTCTTAATATATTTCTCAAATTCTGACCTTGGTATGCTTGATTGTTGCAAATCAGCATATTGGATTAAGTCTCTCACTGCTTGGATGCCTTCACCTGATAAACCCATCTTCATTGTGTTTTGATAGCGTTCTGCTGCTTGATGTAGGGCTTCCTGTGCTTTTTGGCAAACAGGTAAAACCTCATCTTTTCCAATGTTGTTTCTAGCCATCGTTTCTGATAGGTTTAAAACGTCAACAAGGGTTCTCCAATCGTGGATTGTTCCGTTTCCCTTGGTCATGGCTTCTAGTGCTGAATATTCCATCATTCGTAGCTTATCCAGTTTGTCTCTTTGGGTGATAGAAGCGCCTTCGATAGCATGGGGTATCGGGTTTAGCAATGCCCACTGCTTGCGAATGGTTCGCTTCCTCATACGTCTTCCAACTTGTAGTTCAGTTTGTGATGTTGAAAACGCATTGCCGCCTCGATTTCTAGTTCTTTGAATTGTTCATCAGAGAATAGCCCAATGACGTTTCTTCCCTCAAACCACACCTCTTTGATTGACTCGTTATAGGTCGAGTCCTCGTCCTGTTCGTACTCATAAACGACTGTAACAATCTCGCTACCTTCGCCTGTGGTTGTGTCAAATTCCCAAGTTTTTTCCATGATATTCACTCCTGTTAAAAATTAAATGTTAATCCTGTTTTGCAATGTTTTCTATTAGGACTTACCCTAATGTCTGAATCATTCTTAAAGCGGCTTCAGGGTTGTCAATCCTTGCCAATGTACCGCCACACCAATTCTCAAAAAAGTCTGCCTGTAACTTTGTTAATCTCTTTTTAGAGTCTGTTTTGATCTCTACCAAGAAAGTATGGTTTTTATATCCCACAAGCAAATCAACAGGTAAACCAATAATCCACACAGTTGCACCAGAGGCACGAAGCACACTGACAATTTGCTCTTGGTTAGCATCTACTCTAGCGGCATATCTCATAGAAGTGTTCCATCTTTAATTCTGTTCATATATTCTCGGATTCTGTCTCTAGCACCTATGCCATAGATTCTTTCGGCTCTTTCAAGTCTGGCACGAATAAGGTCTCTGTTTTTACTGCCTTCCCAATTCCGATACAGCTCTCTTGCTTCGGCTTGCTCAAGAATTACTCTATCGCTTGGGTTCTCTGTGTTTCTTCTACTCCAAGTCACCAGTAAGCTCCAGTGCTGTGTTTATCAGATGTAGAGGGTAAGGCACACCCTCTTTCACTCTGTCTAAAAGTCTCATTGCTTCAAAGTAGTTCATTTTGACCTACATATTCATGGCAATAACAAATTCTATTTGCGTGTTTTTCCATCAATTCTTTTGAATAAAAAGTATTAGGTTTGTTTTTTATAGAACGGGCATATTGTCTTGATCTATCTTCCATGTTATGAGTTGTTGGCCTCCAATTTTTAGACGCATTTCTATATTCTCCCAATCGAATATGACCTGTTTTGGAAAAATAACGCAAACCATTTTGGATGTGTATTGAGCCAATAGCATCACTTAGCCTAACTCCCAGACCTAAACCTTGGTAATCAGGCAATATCACTGTTCTATGCCCTTTCCATGAGTTTGTTAATGTTCCGCATGGAAGAGTGATAACTGCGGCAAATCCAACAATCGTTCCTCCCCATATTGCGAACCAACATCGTGAACTTTTATTGATGTTTCCTGAGAGATAGTGATGGTGGCAAAACATTTTCCAAGTTTGGATTGAACAAGGTAATACTTCCAATTCAATTTCTGGCCGAACTGACCCCCTTCCGACAGTAAGTCGGTTTGTAGTTGTGTCAAAAACCCAATCTGGTTGCAACCATTCAATGATGTCGTAATGGCATGACGCAAAAACTATGTTTTTTAAGTCTTTTTTGTCAACATATCGTCTAATGGCATAAGCGCATGACTTTGCAACATTTCTGTCAACAACAGACGTAAATTCATCAATTACTGAATTTGTCTTTAAGCGTCTTGCCAAATCTGCTCTGAACTTCTCGCCTGTTGACAAAACATGATATGGCCTTAACCAAGAAGGAATTGAGTTAAAACCAACACCGCCTAACTTTTCTTGAGCTTCTGTTGCATCAATAAAATGTGAACAAATGGCTTTGTTTTCATCCCAAAAGAATTCCTCTTCTTTTCCAAAACTTTGAAGCAAGGATGACTTTCCACTTCCACTTGCGCCAACAATTAAACCAATACCATATTCTTTTGGCAATTCTGGCAAAAATGGAATTTCAAAACTTGTAGTTCCATTAAATTCATAATCAAATGCTTTGCTAATTTCATTAGTAATATCATCTTGCTCAACCTTAATTGATTTTCTATGTGTCATGATTTATTCCTTAATTGAGCCATTGCTAATCGGATGTGTTCAGGCATGGGGACGGCTTTTTTTCTGTCAGCATCAATCTTGGCTAAGGCAGGATCAATTTGCACTTCAACTTTGATCCCGAATCCTTCAGGAATCTCAGCCCCATCCCATCTTTGTTGGTTCAGATAGACCAAAGGTGCGGGAATGAAAGCACCATCGTCTTTTCTCCAAGCATCGGTTGTTTTCATCCACTCTATGTGTTTTATGACCTGATCTGCACAGGTATCACAATAAAACTTCTTCCATTTCACTCTACAGGCAGACTTACCGCCTTTTCTAAATGATTTAGGCCATGTTGCCCAAAACCTCTCAAAGTTGTCCATGTCCATCCTTTTTTAAATGATCCATAACAATAAACAACTTCTCCATATTTGTTAATCAGTACTTTCCCTATATATGCTAGTTCAGTTCAGTCGGGTTCT